GTCCAATCGCTGATCAAAGTTCGCAACCCACGCAAAACCTCATCAAGCCCGCGATTCGCGGCACTCAGGGTCTCACGCTCCTCGACTGCCCCCGGCTCAGTGAGCGTCCACTGCATCACATATCCCTCCCGGATACACTCAATCATCTCGAGGAAAACAGGATCCGAAAGGATCTCTTTGGCACGGCGACCTCTCTGTTCACGGGTCAGGTCCATCACAACCCTTCCTGGAGGTTCGCTTTGAGGAGTTCAAGGTCTACATCATTCTCGAATTTCGATTCAGCCTGGAACTCGCGTATCGCCAAGTCCCCGGCGATTCTGGCGCTCTCGCGCTCATCGAGTTGCTGCTGCTTCATCGTCGCGAGCTGGAGTTTCTGCTGTTCTATCTGGGCACGAACCTGGATATCGGCCATCTGCGCCTGAAGCAACATCTCCTCGGGCGACGGTTTCGGTGGCTCCTGTGACGGCGGCGGCTCATAGTCGAGCGGCAGCGGCTTGAAAAATTGGTTGGTATCCGCGTAGCCGCAAGCGTATTCCGGAACTGGCCGAGCCCGACCAGCGGATTACTCGGCCCGAGCTTCTCGAGGATCTCTTTCTGCTGCGAAGCCACCTGGGCCAGCACCCCGAGCCGTTCATCGGTCATGCCCGAGCCAAGCCCTACCGAGACTTGGCAATCCATATTTGAGTCCCAGACCCGTGGGTCTATCGGCACCCATTCGTCACGCAGCCGGATCATGCGCTCCCGGTCCTGGTGCGTAATGACAACCTTCAGCACGCCGCGCATCATGCGCTTGAACCCATCAGCGAACATCCGCGCCATGAGCTCGAGGCGCTGCTCGGCACCGCGTACCGTGGCACTCACTGCCGCCTTGGTAGTCGATTGCAGAACATCGGGGTCCAGCCCCTGTGATGCCGCCGTCTGGCCGGTACGCGCTTCCTTCATCGCGTCGAGATACTGCAACATCGGAAACGCCTCTTTACCCAGGAACGGCACATCGAGCTGCTGCACCATGTTCGGCTGGCGCATTCTGATGATCGAACCAACCTCCGGGTTCAGAACATCATCGATATTGACCATGCCCTCGACTACGCCGGTTCTCGGGTAGAGCGCGAACGAGAGGCTGTCGAGTATCCCACGCAATACCGCGCTTTTTACGCGCTGGATGTCTTTAGTCTGATCGGCCAGATCGGAACCGAAGAAAACGTGCGGTTCGGGATCGGAGTTGAACATCGCGAACGGGATATCAGTGGCCGGCTCGTTGTTTACGACCTCGTAACCATCGCCTACGGTGCAAACCCTCCGGAGCTCGGCTATCCCGTCGCCGTCATAGTCGATGTAGCACCACGCCTCGGTATAGAGCACGCGGCGCCGCTCATATGCCGAGATCGGCCCCTGCATATCGGGACTCGATGTCCTGGCCCAATATTCGTCATTATTGATGAACGCTACCTGATCCGACAGGTGCTCTTCGAGCATCTCGCGGTCATAGCCGAGCGCGACCAGCGAGCTCATGGTCGCGCATCGTCCAAACTGGTAGCAGCCGCATCAACGAAGAACTCCTCGGGCGGCATTGTCTCGATCCGGATCTTGTTGCGTTTCCTGGAGCGCCTGATCTCGACATCGTAGATTTGCGGGGCCGGCTGGCCCTGCGCCTCCATCTGGGCGAGTTGCTCGGGTGGCACCCCAGGCGCTGGGCGCCCCTCGACGCTAATGGCCTCGACGCCCTCTTCTTGCAAGATCAGCCCGAGCGCACCCTCGTCCAGGCCCTCAAAAGTGTGCGTCTGGATCTCGATCGAGTCATCCCACCACCATTTAACGAACCCACCGCGATTGACTAGGGCGTCCTTGAAGACACTGTAGAAAATCTCGAGCCCGTTATTGTCTACGGTGAGCAGATAATTGACATAATCGGTGGCCTGTTCAGCCATTGCGACATCGTTGGCGGTGCGGGGGGAGAACTCGACGGCTTTCTCGGAACCGAAAAAGACGCGCATCAGGGAAGGCAGGACCGCCTGTACGGAGTCCCTCACATCGCGACTGACTACCTGGGAGCGGCCATCCACTTCGTTACCAAAGGGATCGCCACGGTAGTACCGAGTCGATTCAGCTCTAATCGGGCTGATCTCGTCATCGATGTACTGGATAGCGTCAGAAATATAGGAGCGAACCGTCGATTGCAGTTCCTCCTCGCTCATCCCTACGCCGGCCTCGGTTTCGGCCTGGTCTATGTACGCCAACCTTACTGTCTCCGTCCCCCGCCTGTCTCCAAGATACAGAAACCCCCCGAGTCATGTCAAAAGGACCCAGAAGGGCTAAGGGCACCGTTTGCTCCCAGGCGAGGAGAAAATCAACCATTTGGTTGTTTAAGCCATCCCGTGGACACCATTCCACCAGGCTTGGCCCCTTAGACCACTCCAGCCAGATTCCGCTTAATCTTGCCTAAACGCTTGCCCGCCCGACCACCAAGCGCGGTCCCGGCATCGGACGCGAACGTCAAAACGAAGGCATCTGCACTGTCCGGTGAGGCCACCCCGCGCTTCTTGAGCTCGCCCTTGCTCTCGATCTTCACCCTGCCACTCGATGTGTAGGTGTAGCGCACAGTCGCGAGTTCGGACTTCAGCACCGGGTCCCTCGGAAGCCGCACATCTCGTCCTTCGAGCCAGCTTTTGGCCTTATACCAGAGCTCGCTGCGGAGGTTCAGATATTGCGTGCCCATCGCGGGGCTCTCAGCAACATTGATACCATAGGCCGGGAGCTCGAGTTCGCGCAGCCGATCAACCACACCAGCGCCGAGCCCGATCGAATCCACAAATATCTCGGCTGGCTTTTCCTGGGTCGAGTCGTACTCGGCTTTGATCGCGCCCGTTAACTGCATGGTGTCCAGGTTGCGCCATAGCCTGATCGGCTCCGTAACGGCGTTACCCTTACGCTTGCAGAGCGCAGATGAATCGGCTCCGAACCGTGCGACATCGACACCCCAGACCGTCGATCCGAACATCGTCGGCTCAACGTCACGGCTGATCGCCTCGGTAACGAGCTCCTGGGGGATCACGGTATCGTCATCGCCCCGGGGGAACTCGCCCAGCACGCGCACGCGGTAGACGTTGCTCTCTTCGCCGTACCGGACTCGGCATTCCTCGATGTACTCCTTCGATACCCTACCAGAATCGACGCAAGAAACATGGAAGGTCGTCCAGGTGTCGGCCAGCTTGTGGAACGTATCGTAGAAATAGCCGCTCGACCGGACAGGATTGCCGGCCAGCACCATCGAGGCATTGAGCGCGGACATACTACCACCAGCCGATTCGTAGACCTGTTCCGGTACACCGCTCGCCTCATCGCAGATCAGCAGCACGTTATCCGCGTGGACTCCCTGGAGGGCGTCGGGCTGTTCGGCCCGACTCGTTTTCGCTGATATGAAGTTGCGTTCCGGGTCGCGCTCGAGCTCGATCCGGTCAGCCTTCACGTTGAACATACCCCGGAAATCGGGCGCAGACTGCTTCAGCCACGCCTTCGTTTCTGGCAGCAGCGCGTCCTGTAGCTGGGCCGAGGTAGGCGCCGTCAAGATCACCTTCGCGTGGTGGTGCGTCCCGATCCACCAGAGGGCCAGCCAGGACAGGCAGCTCGTCTTGCCTACGCCGTGCCCTGATCTGATGCTGATCCCGCGATCGCCCCGTGCGACCGCCTCGAGGACTTCAGACTGCCACCGATCCGGCTTGACGCGCAGCATCGCCTCCACAAAATACGTGGGGCGCATACGCATCTCGCGTAGCGGCAACTCGTAGAAGTCAGGGCTCACTACCCCATCCCCACTAGTGTCATAGGACACAATGGGCTAGATTCAACCAGGATTCTGTATCTCATCAGGAGGCGACCATGACCATTAAGTGGGTTACACATCCAAACGGCAAAGGCCGCATCCAGGTAGGCGAACGTAACGCCCGGGAATGGATGGAGTGGTTGGAAAGAACAAACGCGAACGGCGTAGCGAAGATCACCTCAATAAACCATCGGGCGGCCCTTCATCAGTCGCGTCAACAGGCGCAAGATGGCGAAGACCCAGAGCCGCAAGGATAGCAACGGATGGTACGATAGCCCCATCAGCGACAGCCTTCTGAAGCCCAGCCAGCCCCTTATCCGAGAGAATGTGAAGCGCGTTCATCACATCATCTCGCACCACATCCCCGGCTAGTCGCAACCTCTCGTTCCGAGTCAAGGTGGCCCTCGCTTGAGCCCTCAGTTCGGGTTCGAGCGCCCTCGCGAGTGCGGGGTTCTTCAGTATATCATCCAGGAACTTGGTAGTAGCCCTTCTGGACCCGAACTCCTTCCATAGATCGGCATAATCGAGATAACCCGAATCAACAAAGGCCCTCTCTAAGTCAGAGCCGGGAAGAATATCGAGAATCTCAGCACCCAGATCGCCCCGAGTGAGCGAGGGGCCGAGCGTTTCACCGTAGAGCGACCACCCCTCCAGTTTCTTGACCTCGGCCTCGGTGAGAGACTTCTTACCGTCTCTCATAGCCTTCTTCATCAGGCGATTGATACCTTTAGGTCTAGCATAAACATCCTCGATCAGGTTGACTCCCCGTCCAGTATCGACCACAAACATCCCCTCGCGAGTTGCGATCTCCTGTAGAGCCTTCAGTTGGTCATCGGTGGGTGACGCATCGAGCGCGATAGTGATCGAGGTTCTCTGGAAGGGCTTTGTCTGGGCGTTTGGAATCACATGATGCCATGCCCCAGCGTTCTGTACATCGAGATAAGCTCTACCGCTCTCGACGGTATTGAGGATCTCCCGAGCCTCTGGCACCACCCGACCACCACGGCTCGATGCCAACACACCGGCCCTGCTGGCGGGAGCATACTCGATTTCGCCGGTAAACGGATTCCGGAATATCCCCCTTATAACACGGGTGGGATCCTGGGCCTGTTCCGCCGCCGTATACAACCTGTCCAGGCCCCCGGGAGTTGTCCACGGAACTTCCGCACCGAACCGTAACTGATCCTGGTAACTGCCGAAATACGGAGAGTGGCTACCGAAATGCTGCGCGGCGTCGGCCGGCAGAATCCGGCCCGCCTCTAACTGCATCCCGGTCCACGCAGCGGCTTGGGCGTTCGCATGGTTCCAATCGCTATGACCAGCAGCCTTGGTTTTATTCAAGAACGCAACAATCTCATCCATCTGCTCGTCTATGAATGCGTGTTGCTCAATGCCGAACCCTGTTTCCCACGGCTTGGCGGTCTTAAATCCATCCCCATCCGCGAAGATCCTACCCGTCAGATTGCCCCTATCATCCGTAATCGCCTTGATGGCTGCTTCTTCGGTGTCGTACACCTTCCTCGAGATGTTCTCGAAACCGAGAGCGCGACCTTGCCAGATATCGTTAACGGCGGTAGCAGCCTCTTCGGGCGTTCTGAGGTTCATCCAGAACGGCTCCCGTTTCGGGCCGATAGCTTGTGCAACATTCGTGATGAGTCTACTCATCGATGTCGGGAAGGCACCCGTTTCGATAGGCGCACCCACTCCTCGCTGGGCGGTAGCTCGAAGGGCGTGCCCGAGATTGCTCTTCACATCAGTTCTAGAGGAGGTAATCGCAAGCACCCGCGCAAACCAATTCTCCATACCGGGAGGCACCGCGCCCTCAATCCATCGACTCGCATCGTTATACCAATTGCGGCCCTCTACACCACGAATCACCCTATCGACATAGGTCTGCTGCATATTCGCGAGCTCGCCCGGTGTATCCAATCTGGTGGTGCCACGGAACTGCGGAGCCCCAACATACGATCCATCCGGCCTCCGGACCCCGACCTTG